CTCGGGCTGGCGCTGGGGGTGAACGGAAACGATGGAAACCGGGAAAACGCGACGGGCCAGAGTGGGCCGGAAGGTGATGAATGATGAACACAGTCATTCCATTTCAGCACCCGCAATCAAAACCGCAATTTGCGAAGCGCTATGCTCAGCGTGGACTGGCAATCTTCCCTTGCTGGTGGGTGCTGCCCGAAACTGACGAGCGCGGCCATCTGTGCGCATGCGGTGACAAGGCTTGCAGCAATCTGGGCAAGCATCCGATCAGCAAGCTGGTTCCGCTCGGCCACACGATGGCGACCAACGATGCGGCCACCATTGAACGTTGGTGGTCGGCTTATCCAGAGGCAAATATCGGTATGCCGATGGCAGCCAATCACCTGATTGGCGTCGATATCGATCCGCGCAACGGCGGCTATATGACCATGGAGCAGATCGAGGCCGAGCACGGCCCGCTGATTTCCGAGGTTCTGCAATTCACTGGCGGTGGTGGTGAGCATCGCATTTTCAGCGCACCGAAAGATGCGTCATTCCCCGGAAAGCTGGGCGCTGGCATTGATCTGAAGCATAACGGCTATCTGATCGTTGAGCCGTCGAATCACGCTTCTGGCGGCAGCTATGAATTTGAGGCTTCCAGTTCGATTCTGGATGAGGCGCCGAGCCCGTTGCCGGATTGGGTGAAGGATTTGTCATATGCAGCGAAACTACCTGTTGCTGAGACGTTGACAAGAGTTGATCCAGCGCAGGTGCAAGAAATCAAGCTGGCGCTGTCTGTTATCCCTGCTGACGAATACGACCAGTGGATTGCCGTAGGGATGGCCTTGCATAACAAATTCGGCCATGCGGCAGGGTGGGCGATTTGGGATGAATGGAGCCAGAAATCAGCCAAATATGACGCCAAGGCGCTGCAAAAACATTGGGCATCGTTCAAAGGACGCAGTGCGCTTGACAGCATCACGGTAAAAACTATTTTTGCCATGTCGAAGGCGCTCGGCGTAGTGGTAGCTCCGATTGCTTTTCATCCGGTTGAAGAGCCGGCTGAAAATGTGACCGTGTACACGCCGCCAGTTGTCGCGGACGCAGAAACGGTTAGATGTCCTGGCATTCTTGGCACGATTCAGGATTATTACAACGCAAGCGCGAAAATTCCACAGCCAGGGTTTGCCGTCCAATGCGCACTTGCAATTGGCTCCGTCATCCTTGGCAGGGCATTCCGCACTGAATACGGAAACTACACGTCGCTGTGGTTCATGAACATCGCTGGATCGGCTCGCGGTAAGGAGCACCTGAAAACCGTTACAGAAAACGTCCTGGATGCGTGCGGCATGGCCTATCTCATTTCGGGCGACGGATATACATCTCAGGGGGCCGTAATCAGTGCGCTGATGGATGCCCCAAATCACATTTCTGTTATAGACGAGGTCGGCAAATATCTAGCCGCAGCAAAAGAGCGCGGCAATATCAATGGGCAATCGGCAAATACGGCCATGATGGAAGCTATCGGGCGTTGCGGTGGCAAGCTGAGGTCAAAAAACTATTCAAGAATGTCCGCTGGAAGTAAGGCAGATGCGGTCGTTATTCATCGTCCAGCCATGGCCATTCAGGCCATGACTACGCCATCAACGTTCTATGACAATCTGTCTGTGGAACAGATTTCAGACGGCTTCCTTGGCCGGTTCATTGTATTCCATTCAAAGCTGCCGCGCGTGGCGCCTCGGCGTGTTCCGATCATTGATGTCCCTGAACAGATAACAGATTGGGCAGACTCAATTCGAGCACGCATCGCCTTGCATGACCCGCTCAATACGCTTTCCAGTCACGAAAACCCAATCAGCGCCATCACCCTGAAAGTGCGCGAATCCGCCAGCGTTCTGCATGACAGGTTCGCACATGAGATGGTCGATCTGATGAACGATCTTGACCAATTCCGGTTGGCTGAAGTCGCAGGGAGGCAGGCGGAATTTGCAATGCGCCTGGCATGCATCTGCGCATTGGCGCGCGACCCAATGACAGACACGGTGGAAATACAGGACAGCCAATTTGCAATTGATTACATCCGGGCGCGGGTAACGGAGACAGTGTCGGAAATTCGCCACCACATGAATGGCAGCGAGTTCGAAAAGAACAAGAAAACCGTTCTTGAGGCTGTGCGTAAAGCCGGGACACTTGGCGTTACAGAACGAGAAATGCACCGAATCCAGCCATTTACCGCTTTCAAAGAGCGTGACCTCGGCGAGATGCTGAAGTCACTAACCACCGCCAAAGATATCGCATTCATCAATGTGCGCGAAGGCAAGCCAGGGGCTAAGCGTATGGCGTTCGTAGCGTTGCAGCGCAATGACGAAGATGAAGAATAGCGCGATGACTTGGCTAATTCGTCATTGACTTGTCAAGCAAAAATGACAAATCAAGTTTTTGATTAAAAAGAGAAAACTATCAATTCGTCAATTCGCGGAGTTAGTTGATATATATGCACGATATTAGAGGGTTCTTATAAAAAGAAAATATATATAACGTAAAAGCATTTTTTTTGTCATATTAAATATTTTTTCTTTATTTTCAATAACTTGATGTGTCATTTTTGCTTGCCAAGTTGATGCCATATCAACCGAATTAAAAAACAAGGGGCGTAGTTTGAAAACAGATGATGGGAAAGCGTTTGATAGCTATCAGGCGATGGCCTCTTACTACAGAAACGCATATCTGAATGAGATGGCAGTAGCAGGGAAATGCATCGACACGATACGCAAATTAACCCTAATGGCAGACATGCTGCGAGCATTCATCAACAGGCGAGACATTTCAGACTTAGAGCGCGAACTAGCGGTTTTTGATGCCCTCAAGATGATGGCGAATATTTCTGAAACACATTATTCAGATTTCGTCCGAATCATAAGGGACAAAAATGCTCGATAACTTGGCCGAGTCGATGGCCTACCTGACCGAGGCGCATACGTCGCTGATCGTGGCCAAGGAAGAGGCCGCCGGCCGTCTGGAGGATAGCTTCACTGCGGCGCTGAACCTGGTCGAAGAATTGAACTGTGAACTTGCCCTGCTGCAACGGCGGGCTGTTTGTGAAAAGGGGCATTGAGCATGAGCGTTGGACTGATTGGGCTTGGCGTCGTGATTTTGGCGGGCGGCATCGCCATTGGCGTGGCTGCCTGTTTTGCCTGGGCGTATCACGCGATGGGCATGGGGGATAGCGAGTGAAGGGCCGTGGCATGCGCTTATCCGCTGCGGCAGCCAGGGCGATTGGGTTGGCTCCCGTGCCGAAGCGCGGCAACAAGTTCGGGGCGCGCAAGAAAGAGATCGACGGGATAACCTTCGACAGCACAAAAGAGGCAAAACGATATCAGGCGCTGAAGCTGCTGGAGCAGACCGGGCAAATCAAAGATCTGCAGAGGCAGGTTGAATATCTGCTGATCCCGTCGCAGAAGAAGCCATCAGGCGGCGTTGAGCGTGCGGTGAAGTATCACCCTGATTTCGTCTACCACACGCGGGCCGGGGATCTGGTTGTTGAAGACGTAAAGAGCGAGCCGACCCGCAAGAAACCAGATTATGTGATGCGCAGAAAGCTGATGTTGATGGTGCACGGCATCGAGATCAGGGAGATTTGAGCAATGACGGATATTTACGACCAGGCTACCGCGCGCGAAGAGCTAGACCGGGAGATTGCGTTGCAGCAGATGCGCTACTCTGCCAAGCCACTGCCGCAAGGCGAGTGCAACCTATGCGGCGCATCATGCGTCGGGTGCTTCTGCGACGAGGATTGCCGCAGTCAGTTCGAGAAAGAGCGCCGGATGGACAAGATCAACGGACGTCGGTAATCACACGGCGAGAGACAGGGGCTGAGATGGGACGTTTAGATATTGAGCGCACGATTGAAAACGCCATGCGAACCATGGCGCGGCCCATCGTGCAGGAGTCAACCATGTTGCGCAGCATGCGCCAAGAGGTGGGGCGGGCTACCACCGCCCGAGATACTGCGCTGTCTGCGTATGAGCGCCATGCGGATGCGGCAATGGTGCAGGCCAAAATCATCCGATTGCCGGTGCCGATGCAGGTCACGCTGATGGGCCTGGTTGACCGGATGGCGCGCATGACGGTCTACGATCAGTTGCGCCACGACCTGCGGCCATACATTGGCCAGATGGTTGCGCCGGATCAGTTGCTGGGCGAAATGGCCTGCTGGTGGTGTGGCGAGCAGTATCAGGTGGCAAAGGAAAACAAACACCTGCCGATGCGCGGACGCGAGCTGGCACGGGTTTATGGCATGTCAGAATCGAGCATCAGCGCGGTAAAAAAACGCGCATGGGCGCAGATGGATCATTGGCTTGAGTGCGCGCTGGAGCGCATGGAGTGGGCGATGGAAGGCGCGGATTGACGCGGTTGATTCCTCTCGAATTTTCGGCTACCATTTCGCCATAGTCGAAATTCCGCCCAAAGCCCGCATGGTTCGCCCAGCGGGCTTTTTGTTGTCCACAAATCCTGTGGATAAATGCGACGCATGAACAGCGGATGCCCGCTGTAAATCGATTCACTCTTGTTGTCTCATTTTTGAGCAGCCCGGCCAAAAACCGGGCTTTTCTTTTTGGGCGCGCAATGTCGAAAACGGTATGCCGGGATTGTCCGAATTTTGATTTTTCGATTGTTGTGTCAATGGGTGATGCGCCAATGCGGATCGAGATGCGGTGCATGGTGGATGAGCAGATGGCGGGGATTCGGACGGATTGTAACCGCAAGCCGGATAGAGATACCGGCGAGCGTCGAAGGGTGGCTGACATGGGTGGGGATGCGTCGTAATGCGTACATCAGACAAGGGCCGCGAGCTGATTACCGCCGCTGAGGGCGTGTTTTTGCACGTTTACGTTTGCCCGGCCGGCAAACACACCATCGGCGTTGGCCATCTGGTTAAGCCCGGCGAGTCGTTTCCAGACGGTATCACTATGGGCCAGGCGCAGGAAATGCTGTCGCATGATCTGGCCGTCGCAGAGCGCGCAATCAATACCCTGGTGACTCAGGACGTGACGCAGGCGCAGTTTGATGCGCTGGCGAGCTTTGTATTTAATTTGGGTGTCGGTGCGTTGGGTCGCTCGACACTGTTGAAGCGGGTTAATCGTGGCGACATGACAGGTGCCGCTGCGGAGTTTGGCAAATGGGTGTTGGCCGATGGCAAGCCCTTGCCAGGCTTGGTGCGCCGTCGCAAGGCCGAGGCCGCATTGTTCCGCATGGGCAACTACGACGTGGCCATGCGGATTATCCGCACGGGGGTTTGATGTTGATGTGTGGAACAAAATGCCGTCGAGTGGTGGGCTATCTGCAGCAGCAGTTGCAGGAGGCATCAACATGGCGCGGCATGGTGGTGATTGCCACTGCGCTGGGCATGCAAATTGCACCGGATAAGGTTGACGCCATTGTGGCAGCCGGGCTGGGATTGTCTGGGCTGCTTGGCGCAATGCTGCCAGACCGTGTGCGCCGCTGATGTCGATGTTGTTACCGCTGTTGCGTAGCAAGTACATGGCCGGGATGTTGTGTGCGGCGCTGGCATGTGTTGCGCTGTGGCGTGACGGCTATGTGCGCGGTCAGAGCGTGGTGCAATCCGCTTGGGATGGCGAACGGGCGCGTACAGCCGCTGAAATAGTCAAAAACATGGAGGTGGAGCGTGTCCGTAATGATCTGGTTGATCAATCAAGGGCGGCAGATCGCGAAAAACAGCGCGGCACGTTCCGGGCAATCCGTCGCGATGTGGCGCGTGTCCATGTCCATGTCGATGCCACTGATTGCAACCTGCATGATGACGGGCTGCGCCTCTGGAACGCCGCCAACGCCAACGCCGCTGCCGCCGATGTACCCGGCCAGCCTGATGGTGAAGTGCCCGACGTTGCCGATGGCGACCAGCGGGAAGCTGGTAGACCTGATCAATAATCACATCGATGTCGCAGAGCGCTACCACGACTGCGCGTCAACTCATAACAATTTGGTGGATCTGATACATGACCGATAGCAGCAGACAAGGATGGAGTTTGAACAAGTCGATAAATTTGGGCGATATGTTCGGCGGCCTGGCTGTTGCTGCCTCCATGATGGTGTACGCAACCACGCTGGATCGTCGGGTGTCGGTGGTAGAAGATCAGGTAAAGACCTTGAAAGAGACTCAGACCGAGTTGCGCGCCGAATTCAAAACCGAGTTCCGTGCGGTGAATGACAAGCTGGATCGTCTGATTGAGCGTCAGACCGCTAAGTAATGGCGGGCAAGCAGACGGATTGGGAGGCGCTGGAAGTAGATTACCGCGCCGGCATTGCATCAATCCGTGAACTGGCACGACAGTACGATGTAAGCGATACCGCCATTCGCAAGAAGGCTAAGGCCGATGGATGGGAGCGTGACCTTACAGAGAAAGTTCATGAGCGAGTTCGCGCCAAGCTAGTTCGCGCCGAAGTTCGCGCACTCAATGCACGCGAACCAGTGCGAACCGAGGCGGAAATCATCGAAGCCGCAGCAGAGACTGCGGTTCAGGTGGTGCAGATCCATCGGCGTGATGTGCGCAACGGACGGATGATCTGCGCCAGGCTGTTTGCCGAGCTGCAGGACACGTCAGACAACCGCGAAATCATTGCCGAGAGTATCGATAGCGAGACTCAGGACGATCAGTCGCCAACTCGCCGCAATCAGATGATGAAGGCCATCAGTCTGCCGACAAGGGCGCGGGCGATGCTGGATTTGTCTGCGGCAATGAAGAACCTTGTGGCCGTCGAGCGCCAGGCGTTCAGCTTGGATGACAAGCAGGACAAGCAGGACGGCAAAACAATAGTGCTCAACATGAGCCGCCGCAGGAGTAATCCGGATGAGTGAGCAGGTTCTCGCCAGCTTCGAGCCGGGCGGGCCTGATTCCGAGGCGTTCATGAACAACAGCACGGATCTGGTTCGCGGGATCATGGGGCCGATTGGCTCCGGTAAATCCGTGTGCTGCTGCGCTGAAATCATGATGCGCAGCTGTGAGCAGGCGCCGGGCCGTGACGGTGTGCGCCGCACGCGCTGGGCAATCATCCGCAATACCTATCCGGAGCTGAAGTCCACCACGATCAAGACCTGGCTGGATTGGTTCCCTGAGTCGGTATTTGGGCGGATGAAGTGGGATGCGCCGATTACGCACCAGATTGCGTTCAATGAGCCAGAACTTGGCCGCGTTGAGATTGAGGTGCTGTTCCTGGCTCTGGATCGACCCGACCACGTTAAAAAGCTGCTGTCGCTGGAAGTGACTGGCGTCTGGATCAACGAGGCGCGCAGTGTGCCGAAGGCGATTGTGGATGCGGCAACCGGCCGTGTTGGTCGTTACCCGTCCAAGCGTGACAAGCCTGACGAGGTGCCGGCCGACCAGTGGCCAACTTGGTTCGGCGTGATTATGGATACCAACCCGCCGGATGACGATCACTGGTGGTACAAGCTAGCCGAGGAAGATTGCCCGGCTGGCTGGGCTTTCTACAAGCAGCCGTCTGGCCTGTCTGCCGAGGCGGAAAACAAAGGCAACCTGCCGCGCAACTATTACGAGAACCTGCAGGCGGGTAAGTCGCAGATTTGGGTGGATGTGTATGTGCACGGCAGGTATGGCAGCGTGATGGACGGTAAGCCGGTTTATCCGGAATACAACGACGCCATTCACTGCGCCAAAGAGCCGTTGCGGCCGATCCTTGGGTTGCCGCTGGTGTTGGGCTTTGACTTCGGCCTGACGCCAGCCGCCATCATTGGCCAGCTGACGTTGCGCGGGCAGATCCGCGTGATTGACGAATTGATTGGCACTGACATTGGCATTGGCAACTTCTGCCGCCAGGTGGTGGTGCCGCATTTGCGTATGTACTACCCGCAGTGGCGCCTGGATCAGAAGGGCGGGCGGGACAACAACTATATCGAAGCCGTTGGCGACCCGGCTGGCGTTGCCAGGGATGGCGATGAGCGGACAAGTTTTCAGCTGGTGCAGCAGTCTGGCATCTTCATTGTGCCGGCGCAGACCAACAACTTCACGCCGCGGCGCGAGGCGGTGGCCAATCCGCTGTCACGCCTGCTGGATGGCGAGCCAGGCATGATTATCAGCCCGACATGCAAGGTGCTGCGCAAGGGCTTCAACGGTGGCTATCGCTATCGCCGGCTGCAGGTGGCTGGTGATGAGCGTTACACCGAAAGCCCGGAAAAGAACCAGTACAGTCACATCCACGATGCGACTCAGTATTTGTGCAGCAAATTCGCACTACCCCAAACGCAGCAGCGCCGCACACAAACCGGCTATGCGCCGCTCGATAGAACCATAGGACTCTGATGCAAGAAATTGATTTCGACCATCCCGACCAGGAGCGGGAGGAAGCGGCACGCCTGCAGCAGATTGCCGCGCTGACCAATCTGGTTGTGCGCCGTCGCAAAGAGGCCGTCGATGGCCGCCAGCAATGTGGCATCGAAACGATTTGGCGCGAGGACGAGGATCAATACAACGGCATCGATGACAACAATCGCGCCGAGCTGAGCAAAGAGCCTGGGCAGAGCAACGAAACCGCCGGCCCGACTCGCTCGACGGTGTTTTTGAACATTACCCAGCCCAAGACCGATGCAGCCGAGGCGCGAGTGATCGACATGATGCTGCCGGTGGACAACAAGCCGTGGGGGCTGGTGCCAACGCCGATTCCTGAGCTGGCGAGCATGGCCAAGGATGAAACCGCGCAGTTCCTGCTGCCGAACGGTCAACAAGTGCCGGCGGCTGACGTGGCCAAGATGGCGCTGGAGCAGGCGAAGGCCGCCGCAGAAGCGATGGAAAAGGAAATTGACGATCAATTCGTTGATTGCAATTGGGCGCAGCAGACCCGCGCCATGATCCGCTGCGCTGCCCGCCTTGGAACCGGCGTAATGAAAGGCCCGTTTCCGAAGATGCTTCAGGAGCGCAGTTGGCTGCCGATGGAAGGCCAAGAGTCGGTTTATCAGCTGACCATCATCGAGCGCATGGCGCCGTGGTGCGCTTGCGTGGATGTGTGGGATTTCTTCCCTGATCCGAATTGCGGCGATGACGTGCAGGCCGGCTCCTATGTGATCGAGCGCGACTACCTGACGGCACGCAAGCTGCGCGAGTTGGCTAAGGATCAAAGCTACTACGCTGACGAGATTGCGGAGGCATTGCGCGAAGGCCCGACCCGAATCAATCGCAGCAGCGACCGCAGCGGCCGACTGGAAGGCGAGCGCGCCGACCGTGAGGCGTTTGAGGTCTGGTACTACTACGGCGATCTGGATGTAACCAACCTGGAGGCGCGTGGCTGCGATTGCTCCGGGCTGCCGGAGGATCTGGAAACGGTGTCTGCCATTGTGACAATGGTCAATGACCGGGTTATCAAGGCGACAATCAATCCGCTGGAAACCGGCAGTTTTCCCTATCGCGTGATGCCGTGGGATGCAGTGCCTGGCCAGATTTGGGGCCGTGGTGTGCCGCGCAAGATCAATACCCCGCAGCGCATCACCAATGCGGCCACCCGCTCGATGCTGGATAACGCCGGCATGTCGCTGGGGCCGCAGATCATTATCGATGACAGCTCGATTGAGCCGGTTGACGGGCGCTGGGAAATCACTGGCCGCAAGCTGTGGCGGCTCAAGCTGGGCGGCAATGCGCGCAATGTGCAAGAGGCGTTTGGCGTGTTCAACATTCCGACGCTGCAGGCTGAGTTGTCCGCAATCATCGAATTCGGCCTGCGCATGGCCGATGAGGTGTCTGGCCTGCCGTTGCTGTTGCAGGGTGAGCGCGGCAATAGTCCTGATACCGTTGGCGGCATGCAGATGTTGATGCAGTCGGCATCCATCGTGCTCAAGCGCATTGCCAAGCAGTTCGACGACTACTACACCAGGCCGCTGCTGAAAGACTGGTACGACTGGAACATGCAGTACAGCGACAAGCCGGAAATCAAGGGCGACTTGCAGATTGATGCACGCGGCGCCAGTGAGTTGGCGGCACGCGACCAGGCCAATCAGTTTCTGATGATCGCCGGGCAATTCGTTGGCAATCCGGCATTCGGCATTGATCCGAAAAAGCTGTTCAGCGAAATGGCCGGCGCCAATCACTTTGACGCCCGAAAGATCCAGTTTACCGACGAAGAAATCAAGCAGCAGCAACAGCAGCCGCCTGCACCGCCGCCGCAAATCGCTGTGGCACAGATCCGCGCAGAGAGCGAGCAGGCCAAGCTGCAGTTTGAGGCGCAGGAAAACGAGAAAGACCGCCAGTTTGAGGCGTACATGGCGCAGTTGGATGCGGAACTGAAACAGATGGAAGCCGCCGGCCAGCAGCAGATCAGCGTGGCGAACATGCGGGCCAAGCTGGCTGATTCGGCAATGAAAGAGCGCAGCAAGCAGCAGCTATTGGCGGCTGAGTTGGTGCATGCAAATCAATATGGGCAGGGGGTGTGAGCGTGAGACAAGTTAAGCCGACAGGTGATTTTCTGGTGCCGGTGATTTACTCCGGGCATGAGGCGCATGCAAAGGTAAGTGATTTTGCGAAGGGCGCTGGGATGGCCCAGCTTGCGACGGATGCGGCGGGTAACCCGGCAGGGTTGTCGTATGGTCTAAACGTCTTGACGCTGCCAAGCTCTCCACGCCAGATCAATTATGGTGGCCGAAAAATGGCCGGAATTGAGCTTGACGCGCTCAACTCAACAAGCGGCTGGACCCCTACCACTAACGGCGGATCGACTATCACGACCGGCGTGATGTCTGACGGCCAAACAGGGGTCGTGTTTAACCTTCCGGCTGGCGCAAGTGTTACGACCTATCTGCAAAAGGCAGTAAGCATCGAATACACGCAAGACACTGTGCTCGGTCTGTGGTGCGAATT